GACGCCTGGACCTTCCGGGCCAGGCGTCCCATCCATTCCCTTTTCCCCGGCAGGACCAACCGGCAAAGGTTCGGGTTCAGGCTCGGGAATTGGAATGAAGTCTTCAACCTTCGCAAAGGGATATGCCTTCAGATGGCTGCCCGGCGAGCAGTTGAAAATCTCTACGCCCTTTGGATGATAGGCGGCGAATTGTTTCTTGAAGACTTCAAACCTGTGCGGAGTTGGATTCCGCAATGGCGAAGGGTGATCGCCGAAGTAGTGATTCCCGGAAAGGTTCACACCGAGCAGGAGGATTCGCTTAGCGCCTTTGCTCACGGCCACTTGCAGCGCCAGCAATGCAGAGTTGCTTCCCGACATGGCGCCGGGGAACTTCGTCACCTCTGGTGGAGGCTCCAAGGTCAGGCCGCAGAACTTCTGCCCTTCAAACTTCTTGGCTTCCGGGTTGTTCGTCCACCAGGTCTTGTCGTTGGAGACAAGGATCTCCGCCCACGGTGCAAGTTGGTAGGTGTTCGATACCGCGATGACCCGGAACGACCGAACCGAATCCGCCACCGCCTGCGACATCGAAGGGCCGGAGGCAAGGATGGCCCAGGTTTCGATTTCGTCAGTCATTGGCCGGTGGTGCTGACGCCCTGGGAGCAAGGCAGGGTGACATATTCAAGGCCGCTGTCCTTGTCCGGCAAACATCCCTCGATGTTGTAGACGCGGACTCCGTGAACCACCCGCATAGCCGCGTCCAGCGCATCAAACGGATAGCGAACCACGATCCGGGCAACCACGCGGGATTGAACCGACTGCGAAGCAATGAACTCCTTCGCAGACAGAGGTTCGATAGCCGCCCACATCTCCCGCACCAGTACCCATTCGCGCGATACCTCTCCCGTCTCCATGTCCTGGATGACGTCGCCATTGCTGTCCAGAAGCACGGTCAGTGCCTCCAGGCGGACGCGATGACGGAGGCGACCAGCGGCGAGTGTCATCGGACGGTGGTCTTTCTCACGCCGTTGAGCAGGGCAGTAGCTCCGACACTCAGGATGTACCCGTGCCCCGAAGTGGCAGGAACGATGGGAGCGCCGTCGCCATCCCGGAACCGGAACTGCACCGCCAATTCAATCAGGGTCGCGGCCTTTACCATTGGCTTGACGATGGGACCATTAGAGTCCTCTTGCGGGATGGGGCCGGAACTGTCCTCGATGACGTCTCCATTGGAATCCAGCGCGAGTTCATAGGCTCGCCAGTCGTCCTTCAGCCAAGACAAAACCGCCTGGCTGATGGCAGGGATCATCATGTTGAACCACGGATCGTGAGCATCCGTGTCCACCATGATCTGCATCCTGGCTTCTGCGACGGAGCAGAGCATCACCATGCTCAGGCTCCCAACTTGATCGGAGCGGGCTTGGAAGCCGTGTCGCCCTTCATGCCGCGCTCGCCATCCTTGCCCTTGCGGGCCGCGATGATCCATGCTCCGTCATTCAGGCCCGGTTGGGATTGGCAGTCCTTTACGGCAATCCACAGAGAACCGTCGTTTACCCAGGCATCCCCTGCTTTCGCGCGGGTTCCTTCGCGCCAATAGCCCTTCGCATGGATGCCGCCAGCAGGGTAGCGAAGTTCCTTCGTCCGACCATTCGCCGATGCCTTCAGGGCGATCTCGTGCGAGTCCGCGAGGTATTCCATGTCGAACGATTCGAGGCTGAGGCCGTCTTTGCCATCGTCGCCGTTTGCTCCGTTCTTCCCGACGACCGGCCCGAGGTTCTTCACTTCCCCGTTGGTCAGCGTGATCTGCAACGCGCCGTCGCGGTCGATCATCGCACCAGCCAACCCAAGGCCATCCTTGCCGGCGACAGGCTCCGCCGGAATCTGGATGCTGGCCTTGACCTGTGCGATCACAGCGGATGCGTCGAACTCAGGTGCAGGCCGCGCCTCCAATTCCTTGATTCTGGCCTCCAGCGGAGCGATAGCCTCACGGATCGCCTGGCCCATCGCCTCGCCAAACTTCTCGGGATCAAACATTGGCGGTCCTCCGCATAGATGCGATAGCTTTGTTGGTTTCGATGATGGCTCGCGCCTCTGCGATCAACGCTTTGTCTTCGTCGCTGATTTCTGCCGGCGTTGGGTCTTGCGCGACTGGCGCAGGGGCCGGCGTCGGCTGCATGGCCGGATCCCACTCCGCACGGTTGGCGAGCATGCCAAGGGGATAATCTTGGTTTTGACCCCAAAGCGTATCGCCGCCAGGCGTCGGGGAAAGGTTGAACCGAAGCCTACCCTCGTCCGGCTGCTTGATCTTCCCGCCAACCAATTGAGTTTCCACGGTGGCCTTTGCGATTTCGTCCATGCGCAGGAGCGGATCTAGGTTCAGTTCCACACTCAGCGGAGCCGTGACTTTCAACCCTTCGTTCAGAAGAGACTCCATGTGCTCGATGTGAGTCTGTAGAGCATCGCCGTAGTATTCAGTGTTGATGTCGTACGACTTCCAACCAGACGGCGGCGGCTCCAGGCCAATCTTGTACGGCTTGATGCCGAACGGCTGGCAAATCTGGATGTCGGAATACTTCATTTGCTCGATCATCTGCGAGTCAATCGACTTCATCGCAAACGCGGTGAACTTCATGTCGGCACCGACAATCGCCACCTTCCCTGCATTGGCCCCGGTGAAATTCGCCGACCAATAGTCTTGAACCTGCTTTGCATCTTCTTCGGACATACCAGCAGGCGCGGTCAGGATGCCTCCAGGCTGGGCGTTGTTCGCAAAGAACTCCGTCGCCGACCGCAGGATCTTCATGTTCTTCAGCGCGGGCCAGTAAGCAGCAGCCAGTGGAGGAATCCCGATCAGCGGGTTATGCACGACCATGCAGCGGTCATGAATGATTTCTTTTGCAGGGACGATCAGGTTCGCCGCAGGGTAGTTCGCCGGGAGCGTGTTCAGCGGGTCGATGTAGAGTTGGTAGTAAACCTCTCCAGCATCTGAGACCATCGGCATGACCCGCTCAGGGTCGAGAACGTAAAGATCCACCACGACGTCACGATTATCGCGCCTCTTGAGGATATAGGCGTTGCCTTGGGTTAGTTTGGTCAGAGACCAGTATTCCCGGAACTGCGCTTGCGTCTGGAAAGCATTCGGCTTTCTCAGCACTGGAGAATAGGCCGGGTTCTCCACAGTCGTGGACGTGCCGTTCTGGTTCGTCTGCTGCAAAGTGTATGGCAGCTTGCCAATGTCCGACGAGATCCGGTTCAGGCAGGCGTATAGCGTCGGATAGGTGATCAGGTCGCCACGCTTTTCCTCGACGTTCTGTTGCCAGGCCCCGGTAAATGGCTCAAGGATTCGACGCCAGCCGCCACGGTAGTCAGAAACCGTGTGCATGGCCTTCTTAACGCTAATGTCGAACCCGAAAATCTTCATTCGGCTTCACCGCGCAGGATCGAGCGAACCCGTTCTGCTCCTAGACGTCCATCCAGTTCCAAGCCGCGCTCCTTGGCGAGTTCGTGCAGGGATGCTTTGTCCAGCAAATCCAGTCCGTCGCCCAAGTCTTCTTCAGGCTGCTTGATGATCTTCGGCTGATCTGCCATGTCTCGCGTGAGATAGCCTCCCGTGACTTCGCGCGCAGCCTTGACCTTGATCAACGCCTTGGCAACAGCCGGTTTGACTTCCTTTTGCTTGCCAGTCAACACGTATTCAATCAGCATCTTTGTTCCTTTGAAAGAAAGGCCCCGAAGGGCCTCTCTTCATTCTCAGCAGGCGGTCGGGAAACCGTCGATCCACTGAATGGCGCCGGAGCGGCGAGCACCCCACCAGATGAACCGTTCAGCACGGAACGCGATGGAATTGGTCTGCCACATCGACACCGGCAGCGTGCTGGAGGCCACAACGGTCGGGTTGCTCGAACCTGCCGGGGTGTCCGACATTTCGATGGTCGCCTGGTCCGACATGTCCAGCGTCACGGCGCCGTCGTCGGCCAGGTAGATTTCCGCTTCGTCCACGAGGATGAAGGGAACGCCACCCGAGCCGCCGTTGTTGGCGAGGTATTGCGAGACGCGAACCGGGATGC